GAAGTCAGATGCTATACTATAATCTCCTGGTGCTATTATTAATGTTGAAGGAGTTAGTACTGTTATTGAAGGAGTTGGAAAATCAGGAGCACCAGGAAAAAAAATTGGGTTACCGTTTAAATCTGTTATGTCAACTGAAAAAGTAGATGGTCCCTGATTACCAACAGATATAACAGTTATTAATACTTGAGAACCATCAAATGTAGCTTGATATTGTGGTCCAGGAGAAAAAGATACAGAATTATTTGCATACGCATCATATGAACTTGGCCCAGTCTGTTGGTAAAACTGCATACCAATATTCGAGCCAGGAGTAGTTACATTACCAATTTTAGCAATTGCACTAGTAAGTCCCGCTAGTAATAAAACTCCATTTTGTGCTGCAGTTCCTGTCGGTGTAACATAAACTGAATTAGAACCACTAACTCCACCTGCAGCAGACACCCAAGTTGGACTTGCATTTCCATTAGATGTTAAAACTTGTCCAGTCGTTCCGTAAGCTGTTCCTGTAGAACCAAAGGATATTCCGCCACCTGAAGTAATACGCATTCTTTCAGTATCTGAACCTGAAGTAAAGATAACATCACCCACTCCGCTATTGCTTAGTATTCTAGAGCCTATTCTTAAACCGTGATTTTCCCATTGCATAAATTGAGAAGTTCCATAGTGATTCTTAACATTAACACCAGAATTAGTATCTCCTGTTGATGTATTTTCTACAAGAAGCAAGCCAAAAGCATCATCTATTTTAGTGGTATTAGATACGTGTAACTTAGTATCAGGACTATCTGTTCCTATACCTACGTTGCCGCTTCTTTGGATAATCATTTTTTGATTAGCACCACCTATTCCACCTACTTGGAATCTTATATCCCCTCCTGCACCTACTGCACCTTCATTAGCTGATAAATCTAAAGTATCTCCACGTTGAGCAAATCTGTTATAATAAGAACCATCAATTGTTTTAAATGCTTTAGAAGAACCACTGATAACTACATCATCACCAAAAGTAGCACTTGTTCCTGTTAAAGCACTTGAAAAAGTCTTTGCACCACTTATTGTTTGCGTACCTGCTTTATAAACTACATCAGATTCAAGTGTTGTAATATCACCTGAATTTGTGTCTATATTATTTTGTAAAACAGTATCTGCATTTGTTCTATTTACAATCTCTCCTGCAATATCAGCATCATTACTTGAAATATTAGACGTATTGGTTGCTATATCCGTATCATTACTAGAAATGTTCGTTACATTAGTGGCAATATTAGTAATATTTGTATTAATTAAAGAAAGGTTTGAAGCAATATCTGTAGAATTAGTAGCTATATCTGCTACATTGGTCGCAATGTTTGTTACATTGGTTGCAATACCTGTTTGTAAAACAGTAGTATCTACATTTAAATTGTTTCCTGAAGCTGTTGTGGTTGCTCCATTTGTTCCTGTAACAGATAAAATTTCACTATCTAAATCAATAGCACCACTTCCTGAATTCCCTGTAAAATCTAAGTCTTGTATTGTTACTATATTATCTACATAAGATTTTGTAGCAGCATCTTGTGCTAATGTAGGGTCTGTTAATCCCGAAATCCTACCTGTAATAGCAACACCTGTGTTTGTGGTTTCAAACTTTTTAGCATTATTATAATTTATAATAACACCTAAATTATCATATGCTATAATATAAGATAAACCACCACTACCTTGAAACCTTAATTTATTACTTTCAATAGTTAAAAGGTCTGCGGTATTATACACAGTACTAGTAGAACCATCGTGAAAAATTTGTAATTCATTTCCTGAACCAAACAAAGCCTTACTAGAATCTGCAAAAGTAATATCATCTCCTGTGGAAACTACAATATCATTTCCGCTTGTTGAATTACCAAATGCTAAAACTTCCTGTAAAGTATCTGAACTTGCAAACTTAGTATCTACGTATAACTTGACTGCTGCACTTGTAGGTAATGAAGTGTTGTTGTCAAAGTTTTCAATACCATCTGTTGATGTTACAAAACGAGTTATAACAACCCCTGTTCCTGTATCTTTTAAAGAACCCCATTCTAGTACGGCACTTACTTTTAAATCACCTGCCGAATTAATATAAAGTCCCGACTGATTTCCTGCACCATCAGATATTTCTTTCAAGGTTGCAGATATAGCCGCATTATCAATGGTCTTAATTAGACCCTCGTAAGTAGCAGATATTTTAGTATTAAATAGAGTTGCCATTCTTTAATTTTTTTGTTTTATTGTTTTCAGATTTTTTTAAGAAAGTTTTAAGTTTCTTAACATTTTTCTCTTTTGCTTTGTAAATCATAGTACCCAACCATTAAAAGTTGCATCACTACTTGGGTAAATATCATCATTAATGTTATTTGTATATTCAGGATATGTAGTTTGATTAAAACCCATAAAATCAATAAATCTTCTTGAATACCATTCTGCGTTTGTTCTTGCTTTTTCGACTAAATAGTCAACCTCTTCTTTGCTAACTGAGTCTGCATTTTCAGAACGATGTTTAAACATTCCGCCATTTTTTATTTGATAACTTGCAAATGGTATGTAATCCACTTGCGAAAACCAAATTAGCATTGATACAATGTAATCGTCAAGTAAAAGTTTCCATCTTGCGTTTGCAGGTTTATCTATTCCATCAACTAAAGCAGCAGTTAAGGCTTCATACATTTTTGTACCCAAATAATTCTGTATGTGAATTTCTTGAGCAAGTTTTATAAACTGAATATATTTGTCTGTGTCTACGTTGCCATCAATTATTGAGTTCCGAACTAAATCTGTTCTATTGATAAATAATACTGTTGCCATAATTTTATCTTTTAAAATCCTTGTGGGTTATTAGGTAAAAATCCTTTATTCGGTAAATTTCTTGGTTGAATAGAAACTTGGTAAGGATTCGTAACTCTATATCCTAAAATAGCAGCCTGTCTTGTACCAATAATATCTTGTGCATTTTTAGTACTTGTTTTTGCCAATTTACTCTTGTATGTAACTCGTCTCCACGAATGATGACAATTACCTCCGCCCTTGTATAACCATATCGAATATGTGTCAGAATTTCCTTTCGGTCCCCATCCCTTGTTAACAGGTTCAGTACCCATTCGTATAATATCTTTTTTACGATATAATTTATTAGCCTGTTTCATTGCTCTACAAAATGTACGAGCATTATCGCCTACTTTTCGTGGACTATAATAATACCGTACTTTAAAATAATTTTCTCCTACTTTTTCATCTTGTGAAGATGGGCTGTTAGGGTAAGCACTTCCTGTACTTACTAAATTTACAATTTTGCTTAACGTAGATAATTTATCTTTTTCTTGGTTGTTTAAATCTGTGATAATTCCATCAATGTTTTCTTCTTTTTGATAGTCGACATCTTGTTCAAAAATAGCTTCCCACTTAGTTTCGTCAATATCTTCGCCTAAAGCAATTAATTGAGCAGCAATTTCATCATCGTTTTCATTCGATTCACTTGAGCAACATAATTTTTCTCGTGATAATGGTACACAATTAGGTACTTCTTTGCCATCTTTTGTCTTCATTCCTATCTGCTCGTAACCATCCCAACAAGGTGCTTTCAGTTCCGTATGATTTTCACAAGGCATAAAGTAAATTTCGCCCTCAATTTTCATTTCGTGAGAGCCTGAACAACCCAACTCTCTTGCTGCATTATCTGCTTCTTCTTTTGTGTTATAAGCCTGTTGACCATCTATTGTTTGTAAAGACAGTTTTTCCATTTCAACACCTGTTTCCTCTTCAATCGTTTCTTTGTCTTGAATCTTTCTATCTACTTCTGTAAATTCTAATGGTTGTAAAGTCGTAAAGTAGAGGTTTAAGGCGATGTTATTATAAGCCAATAATACATCAAAGGAATCTATTAAAAGTTCCTGAAAAGGTCTTATAACCGTATTGTCCATCAATAATGATGATGTTTTAATTTCATCTGCATTGCTTGAAAATCCTGTACTTGTTTTTATACCTAATAAAAAAGGCGATACAACTCTATGAGCAACTTGAATCTTCGATTGTGATTCGTCAGATAAAAATTGGTATTGATTATGAGCATCACTTAATTGTACAGGTGTTATTTCTGCTTGTGATTCTTTATTGTCATTAAAAGCAAGTATAAATTTTCCTGCATTGCTTGAGCCTGAAAACTTCTGTGCTATTTTCTTTTCAATTAATTGTCTTTCTTCTTGGTTTGGAGTACCATTGTTGAAATTGATTAACATACTAGGTGCTAGACCATTAAGTATATTATTTAAGTGATAATTGCTTACTTCTTCTTCAAGTTGAGCATACTGTAATCCACCCTGATAATCTACAGGCGAATAGTAATAAAATCCTGACTTATATGGTTTTATGTAATAAATTTCTATGTTCTCTTTTGACATTCCAAAAGCAGGTATTCTTAAAGGCACATCGCTTCTTTTAATATTTACCCAATCTTTAAAATAGTAATATGCAGGAATGTCTCCATCGTCATTTGCTTTTTCTGCTCTTAAAGTTTCAACAGGTAAATGCTCTATTTGAGCAATTGTCTTTCTGTCTTTTGAATATATTACTTGTACCGCACATTGCCCCATTAATTTTAAGTCATAGCACAATTTTCTAACTACATTCTTCTTAAACAAAGAAATCATTTGTGCATACTGATTTGGTTTTCTGCTTGAATCTGTTGCATTTAAACCTTTTCCGTATATAGCTTGGCTAATTCCATTTATAGCAGCATTATTCGTTGGGCTACCATTGTACCTGTCAATTAGGTATTGAAAATAGTTATTATCTTCTCCGTATTCAATCCAATCTTCGCCATTTACTTCTTTAATCAATGGACTTGTATAAGTGCTTAAATTTACGAATCCAAATTCTGAAACCTTTGATGCTCTTTTAAATTGCCCTTTGTTATTCCTTAGTCTTTTATTTTCCATATTTATGGTACTGTATAAGTATTATCAAATCCTTTGTACTCTGTAAATTGACCTTTGTTTAATTGGTAATGGTCATTGTCATTTAATTGGTCTATATCTTGGTCTGTACAAAATACTTTATCTCTGTAAATATCTTCTTTAAAGCCTGAATCTACTTGCCATAAAACATCGTATAAATTCCAAAAACTATTGTTTGTATTCCAAAAATCGTAATCAATGTACAAATGTATGTCAAAAAAATGACCTTCAACCAAAACAGGGTTAAACACATTGTTAAAAGTCAAGTAGTTACCTACCGTTGTGCCTGATTTATTTTGGTATAATTTAGTGATATTTGTACTGTCATCTCTAATAGACATTGTGAAATTACTGTCATCATACTGTCTAGGTATAATTGAGAGTGTTTGAGCAAGTGTAGATGTAGTTAGTATAATCATATTATCTATATAACGTAATAATTTTACATATTTGTAAAAGTAAATTTACAAAAAAAAACCACCCTATAAAAGAGTGGCTAATTTACTAACTAAATAAAGGTATTTTTATACTCCTGTTGGTGCAATTTGTAATGCTGAAGCAGTTGGAGTTGCATCTAAGAAATAAGGTGCAGTTTCTTCCATTCCCTCGAACGTCAAAGTAAATCCACTTAAGTCTCCTGCTGCTGCTCCTGTAACAACTGTTCCACCTGTAGCTTCCATTCCGTTTTCAAATCCACAAAGGAAACTGTTTCCGTAATAGTCAACCACTACAATGTAAGGTCTAGCTACTGCAAGTATTTGCAATTCTGCTTGAGTCTTAGCATCTAAATAAGTTAATGTTAAATTTAAAGTTTGAGTGTAAAAAGTAGTTCCATTCTCTCTGCTACTTGTTACAGTAGTTTCTAAAGATGAATTGCCTTTTACATCGTATTCATACCAAACAGGTGCAGCGCTTCCGTTTGTGATTGTTGCTTCTTTACTTGTTGAATCTACTGCAACACTTGCAATTGTTCCAAAGTCTGCAAATAATACGGTTTTAATTCCGCCAAATGCTGATTTACAAGGTACTTTTCTACCTGTGTTTAATGTGCACGCCATATTTTTTATTGTTTTAAAAAAAAAGGGTAAGTAGATAAACTACCTACCCTCGTTTTATTGATTAATTTAATTGATTATGCGTAAGTAACGATATCTGAAGCAACTCCAAATTGTACACTTGAGGTAAATCTCATTACCATACGTACATTGTTTGAAGCATCAAGGTCAGCCATATCCAAAACTTTTACAGTATTTGTATCATTCAACAAGCCTGTACCGAAATAAAGGTTTGAAGTTCTTGCAGCAATCATATCGTCATCAACTTGTCCCTGTGCTACGAACACTTTAACACCATTAATAGTTAAACTTCCGTTATTCCACCATTGCGTACCCATACTTTGAACACCATTTGCGCCAAGTCCGTTAGCAGCGAAGCCACCTAATGCTTGAACATACAATTTAGCAGCTTTAGAACTTACGTATAAGTATAAATCTTCTTTACCATATAGTGAAGATGGAATTGCAGCAACAACTTTGCTCATTTCTACAATAATATTAGCAGCATCTAATCCACCTGCAACCTTAGCAATCTGTTGAGCAGCAGGAATGTCCCCTGCAGCAGCAGAAGCAGCAATTAACTTGTTAAATCCATCAAATGAATTATTAGTTGCAGCAGCAGTATCTCCTTGCCAAATGTTAAATTCAGTATTTTGTGCAACTTCAGCAGCAACGTGTGCTATCATAAAGTCAGAAAATTTAGGAGGTAAAGTTTGACCTAAACCGAATCCCAT